CGGGATGTAAGGACAATAGAATGCTGGAGCATCTGTTTCACTTGATCCTTTGTAACCAACTAGTACTTTTGTACCGTCAGCCGCATAGTTATCAGCGAAAACTCTGATTGTTCCGTTTAATGTACCAACAAACTTAGTGTTTGTAGGTGCTTCGAAAGAACCTTCAGTTGTTCTAGCAAAAGTTGAAGTTGACGCACTTTGTAGGATTGTCAATGCTTCTGGAGAAACAACAATGTAGTTACCAGCACCACGTCTTGTTCTAGCCGCGATTCTGTTAGCCGCTCTGTTGATCTCGATTGCCAATAACGCATGTCTGTCACCAACGTATGCTGGTGTACCAATTAATGCTGATCCTTGGAAGTCTAAAGTTTGACCTGCACCTGCTAGAGTTCTTAGTGACCCGATAATTTCTTGGTCGATCTCAACTACGATCTCTTGTGCTAGTGCCTGCATAATTTCTGCTTCAACGTCAACACCATGCATTGCTTCTGCATCTTGAGCCGCCTCAAAAGTCCATCTTGCTGATAACCTTCTGGTTTTCGCTTCAACGGTTTCTTTTAAGATTTGAATGCTCATTTTTCTTCCTGGCTGTCCCTCAGCAGATGCTGTTGCATCTGGAGATCCTGCATAAGAAGAAGCAAGTTTAAACGGACTTAAAGCCTCGTCACCTGCTGTTGCTCCACCACCAGTTTCAGCATATCTGACTCTTAGTGTGTGGATTTGTCCTACTGGACCACTCATAGGTTGTACACCTACTAGTTCGTTAGCAATAACAGAAGGCATAACCCTTCTAATTAATGGTAACATAACCTTGTTTAATGTTGCTACTGAACCTGCACCTGTGGCACCTGCTGTTGCGGCCTCTGACAAATGTCTTTTTGTATTCTCGAGGACAACATCTAAAGAAGATTTTCTGTTTCCAGAAAGACCTTCTAATAAAGCGTCTTTAGTTGCAGACCAGTTGCTTTCAAATAAGTTTGCCATTTTTTAACTCCTATTATTTTGAAAGTCCGGCCAATTTGCGGATCATATCAATTTCTACTATATCATCCGCTTTGTCATCAGCATCTGTCTTTACAACAACTGCCTTATCGCCAGTGTGTTCACTGACAACGGATTCTGACAACGTCTGTTTTTCTCTTGGTGCTTCACCATCAATAACTGAAGGCAAGTACTTGTTAAAGGACTCTTCCAGTTTTTCTGTTTTAACACTTTCAAGTAAATCAGACATTAATTCTTTCTTCTCTTTACCAAGTGGCGCCATTAATTCGTTGAGTTTCTCTTTTCTTTCGAATCGATCTTCTGCAACTCTTAACTTGGACTCAGTTAATTTAACTGCTTCCTCTTTCTCATCAATTGCTTGTTGAGATTCGTTAAGTTTGGATTCCATTTCAGTAATTTGTTTTTGTATTTTCTTGATTTCCTTTGCTTCGTTAAGGTAACTTGTACCATATTCGTTAGCAAATGCTTCAAAAATTCTACGACCAAAGTCATTTTCACGTGCTTTAGTGATGTCATCACGGAAAGATTTAACTTCATTAGTAATTACGTTATTGACAACTGTTTCCACTTTGTCTGCCGCTTTCTTAATAAAGTCAATTTTGGCTTCTGCTAATTGCTTCTTGCCTTCTTTAACCATTTTAACTTTTTGCTCCACAAGACCTTTTTTGTCTTCATGGAACTCTGATAATTCACCAGCCAGTTGCTCTGTTACAAAATCATCTAGTTTTGCAACGTGATCACTAACTCTTGATCTATCTGCTCTTAGTTCTTTGACTTCTTTAGCAACCATTTCAGTTACAAATTTGTCAAGTACTTTTGCATGTTCACCAATTGCTTTCGTGTATTTTACTCTGTCGTTTGCAAGGGCTTGTTTTTCTTCTGCAATTTGAGATATTTCTGCTTCAACTTTTTCAGAAATGAATTTGTCTACTGCTTCAACAATCTGACTTTTGTCATGATCATATCTTTGTGCAAATTCTTCTCTTAATTCTGCTGTAAGTTCGTCTCTTGCTTCAGAAATTTTACTTTCCCATGCTTCTTGAAGAGCTGATTTAACTTCTTCTGTTAAATCTGCGTTTTCAAAAATTTCTGTAAAATTCACTGCCATAGTAGTCTCCTACTTATATTTTTAAATCATTGATGAAACCAGTGATTGCTTTCATCAAGTGTTTTTCTGCACTTTTATCGTGTGTTAATGCAGATGCGGTGTCAAAAATTTGACTTCCGCCTCGCATATTAAATAAACTCTCATATATAGTCTTTGGGTAGGCATCTGGTGCACTAGGCTGTGCCACAATGTCTACTGTTACTATGTCGAAGTCTGAAACACGTCCACTTTCGTTTACGTTTCCTGAACCTCGGCTACTAACACCTAGTTTTGCTCCTGCCTTAAGTAATGCTTCTGCAATATTACCCATTGGTGTCTTTATAATTTTAAGTTTGCCTAGACCGTTTGAATCTTCACAATACAAATCTGTAATTATGTGACTTACTCGGTCCAAATTTATTTGTAGTTCTTCAGGATGATCTAACTCACCCATTACGGTTTCGCCTTTTCCAAGACGTTCCTTTACACTTTCGCAGGCCTTCGCTATCTCGTCTTTAGGATATACT